TATTTTTCCTTCATGGCTTAATCATGAGGTGGAAATTAATAATTCAAAAGAGGATAGAATTATGTTAAGTTTTAATGCTAAAATACAAAGGAAAGTAAATTAGATGGCTAAAATAGTAGAACTAGCAGAACTTTTAGGACACATAGACACATCAGATGGACGAAGAATTCCGCACTATAAATGTAAAAGTGAAACCACCCTTACCAATACCGTAACGGGGGAGGAATATGATTCTGAAGATGCGATGAAAACCGATGTTGATAATCCTGCCACAGCGACGAAAGAAGAACACATCAGACGAGATGTCAGAATATTCGCGCCATCACTGGCGGATATGCTGGGGGAAGTTCCTAAAGACTAGGCGCTGCAGGCTTCACATTCGGCCTCGGCCTCATTACCATCTACATTAAAACTCATGTCTTTTTTCTCAGAAGAATTCTCACACCCGCATCCATTCTTATGATCTTTTAATTCTTTCTGTAGTCTTACATTATCTCTCTCAACCGCCATTAATCGTTCGTGATACCGTCCTGTTTTATCGGCGAGGACAGCTATAGCCTTCAATACCTCTTGATTTTCCATTTTTTTCTCCTGATTTAAATTTTTGGGTGAGAACCAATTTAAACACATCATTGATTTAAATCAAGATCATTAATGTCAAATCGTGATAATAGTTCTCTTGACAAAAGAAACATGATATGGAACGAGGAGAATTATGAGCCAGAAAGAAAAGATTTCTAAGACCCTCCACGATAAAATGTGGGTGTTTGGAAGGATGGTCTTAAAATATACAATTGAACAAGATCTCATTGACGATATAAATAAAAAATATGAAGACGCCTTAAAGGAGACAGATTTATTGACTTCTTATGGTCCACACCTGGCGGGAAGACTTGATTCCGAATTGGACATATTGCCCATAATCCAATCCTCTAAAATATTTAAAAAAATAACCCAATGCATGAGTGATTACATTGATAAGTCCGCTGAATGCGGCTTATGTCCGCCTGGACCGCATAATCTCGACATACTTTCGGTTTGGGTGAATGATATGAAACAAGGGGAATACAATCCTGTTCACACCCACAATAAGAATGTTGGTTACTCCTCTAATCTGTATTTAAAAATTCCTGAATTCATAAATGATTGCAAGGATCCACATAAATTCAGGGACGGTAAAATAACTTTTATCGCCCCAAATGCTACATCAGTGGAATTTTTTACTCCACAAGTAGGTGATTTTTATATTTTTACAGCGGATCACATGCATTGCGTTCATCCTTTCAAAACGAAGGATCCAAATGACATAAGGCGTTCAATGCCTATAAATTTCGTAATTAACGATAGTGTTCAAGGAGAGATAATACATGTTTGATAAAGAAATTAAATTCTGTCCAATTAATCAGGCTATGGAAAAAGTATGGCCTCACCCAAAACCAGCCAGTCATTTCATTCCTCAGGAATATAAAAAATTAGAAAGGCATAAGCGCGGTAATTTACTTAATCCAACAGTTAAAACATGCATGCCTTTTCTTGACGCGATGACAGCGGGCTACGTCATACCTTTTGATCAAGACTATTTAATTGATCCCACGGAAAAAGAATTCTCGGTTACTCCCGCAAACAAGGAAAAGAATGACATTGGTTTTCACGATAAAATTCAAGCGCCAAAAGAATGGCACCATAGAACTGGAGAGTACGCCGGTAAATTCATTAATAAATGGCTGATCACAACCCCTTCTGGGTACAGTTGCTTGTTCACGCAACCGATGAACAGGCTCGGAGAAGACCGCTTTTTTATTATCGACGGTATCGTGGATACAGACACTTACATTCACACCATTAATTTTCCTTTCATTCTTCTCAAGCGTGATAAGCAGTTTCTCATCAAAAAAGGAGAGCCCATGGTTCAGGTCATTCCTTTTAAAAGAGAGTCGTGGAAAATGTCATCAGAATTTTATTTTGAAAAAAAACATCAAGCAACAATAAATATGCTCCTCAGTAAGTTTGTGGACAGATACAAGAAAATGTTTTGGCATAAAAAAAGTTTTAAATAAAAATGGATTATTATTATTTATCCCCCAACATCATAGCGTGTGATAATTTTTTACCCCCTTACTCCTTGGATGAAATAAAAATAGAATTGTTAAATAATAGATCTTCTTTCCAGATTCCTGAATGGAGTGGGCAAGGAGAGACAAAACCTCAATCTTATAGTTTAAATTGCGGGGCCACAGATTATTGGATATATGAGGGAAGGGAATCTCCATCAAATAAAAAAATACTGAATCTATCAGAATGGTTTCTTAATCAAGGAATAATGAATTTTATTAAACACAAAACGAGCGTGTTTGATTTATTAGAGAGAAGATTTAAATCTGACGTGCATGTCCTCTCATATAATCACGGAGGTTATTACAATTGGCACGATGATGGTAGAGAAGGAAACTTGTTTACTTTTAACTTAATTTTATATGAAGGAGATCAATTAAAAGGGGGCGATATGCTTTTTAGGGATAATGGTGAAACTATCAGAGTGCCCACTAAAAATAATTTTTTTGTTGTCTTCCCCTCTTATATAATGCACGCCATTACGCCATTATATTCAGCGGATAAAAAAGATGTACCGTTTGCCGCCCAACGTTTTAGTATTCAACATTGGATGAACTTATATTAAAGGGAAAAAATGTATATCTATGCCAACATAGATGATTGTGCCCTAGTGATTAATGATTTTTTATCACCAGAATTATTCCATAAAATATCTACTTATAATTATAAAACTAATCTGAGTTCGCATGAAGAAAATGTTCCTTATCCGTGGGACGAAACTTTATATAAAGACAAAGACAAAAACATAACAATGGAAAAAGTTATGCAGATTACTGATCTTTCTAGAATAGAGAACAACAAAGTAAGTGCTGTCGATCCTATTTTTGAAGAATTTTTTAAAGTATTAATTAACTGTCCTTTTTTGCCATATCAAAAAAATATGACAATAATTTTAAATTACTATGAATATTCAAAATTTTCAGGAATAAATTGGCATAGAGATAATGATTATACTTTAAATTATTCTTTTTATATTCATGAAAATTGGGATCCTGATTGGGGTGGAGAAACTTTAATTGATACTAATAGAGGGTTACCTTTATCTGTTACCCCTCATCCTAATTCTTTAGTCACTATTAAAAACGGTATATCTCATAAAGTATGTTGTATTAGTGGTCCTAAAAAAAGAAAAGTATTACAGCTTAGAGGAATATTTTTTAAAGATTAACTGTAGTTTGGATCGTAATCAATCCATGTCTTGCCGGCAGCATTAGTGGTTCCATTAGCTTCGTCATCGGCTAGAGCGGCGTCATAAGCGGCGTAGGCTGTTTCAATTTGTCCTTTTCTTGTCTCTCCCCATGTAAGAAGATCAGCTATGGTTGTTGATCCCACAGCATCAGAAGTGGCGCTTAAATTAGTATTGCCTGTCATATCACCCGTAGAAGCGTCTTTATGTTGAATTTCATTCTGACCGGTTAGATCATTCCAAATCACATAATGAATCGTGTCAGGAAGTGACGGCATTGCATTGCCTTTATCCACCCATCTAATATGGAATGAATCATCTATTTTTATAGAGTCGTTATTTCCTATTACAATCTGTGTCGCCATTATTTCTCCTAATGTTTGATAATGTAGTTTACCACCACATACGGTGAAAAAGAATTTGTTCCCGAAGCGGTTACCGCTCCTGTCAGTGATGTAGTAGCTGTTACACTCCCTGTTAAACTACCAGCCAGGGTATGAGCATGAGTGTGTCCTGTTCCCGATCCCGCACTTCCTGAAGCACCTTGACCAAATTGATTCTCCCCGCCTTGCGTATCACGAATAGAACCTGGAGTTTGTTTCCGCTGATAAGTATGAGTGTGACTAGCCAATTGAGCTTCAGTAACAGACGTGTTGGAAATGGATCCCGTAACTGTTACGGCTTGGTTATTCGTCAAGGAATTGGTCGCCGCCTGGTTGTTCGTCACGGCCACCGTCACGGTGTTCGCGCCTCCCGTTGCGGCCAGATTGTAAGTATTACCATCATAACCTTGAGGAGTCTTGCCCTGAAGATTAGGAACATTGAAAGTCGTTGATCCGTTTCCTGTGCCGTAAGTCGTGGAAATTACACCGAAGAGATCAGCATAAGTTGTTCTGGAAATAGCCGATCCATCACATAATACATAGCCGACAGGAGCTGTTGCTTTAGCCCACGGCTTGATCGCCCCTACTTCGCTTCTATTTGTAAAATCCTGTAGATTAGTCATTATACTTTAATCTCCATCCATAGTCACTGGTACTGTATACCAATGCAATAGCCGCACTGTCAGTGGAAATCGTCATATCCGCGGCAGATCCTTGAATCTTTTCCGAATTTCTTGCTACAGTAATATTATTAGTCGCCGCGTTTCCTAAATCAATAATCTTTACTTGATCCCCAACGCTTGGAGAAGCGGGTAAAGTATATGTACGCGCGCCAGCGTGCGTATTAGCCAGAACATTCTGCCCTGCTGTTAATGTCACATTGGCCGTTACAGCCCATGTTTCATCCAAACCAGCCAGAGATAGAATGTCGTACCAGTCAGTGCCGTCCGTTGAAACAAGACGGTACTTTCCGTTTGTAACAGTAAGCGTGTTTCCTCCAGCGCCTAGTCTTGCTGAAATGTCGGCTCCACCACTGATATTATTATAAAGTCCATAAGTTTTAGCTGTTGCTGGAAATTGAACAGTATGAGTCGTGGAAACGGTTCCTGTAAAAATTAATTGGTTGTTTCGTGCCTGGTTATTAGCTTGAGTGTCAGGCCCATCGGCATTCGTCAAAGTGGTAGATGTTCCTGTGGTAATGGCGGGAACGGCGTAAACGCCTGCGATGGCGAATTCAAAAACCTGAGAAAAGTTATTATTGGTAATGGTTCCCCATGTACCTGAATTCTCTCCTGTTACTTGTAGTTCTGTTCTAAGACCCGTCGAATACGTTACCATTTATTCTCCTAATACCTTTTTTTAATGATTTTATGC